GTGTCGAGTCCCCCCAAAATTCCTTTAAAATCTTATTGAAGTCGTCTAAATCGGTTTGCTTGCTGGTATCGGTTGAAATCACTCTTGTAATGGAGTTCGACCTCGGTACTTTAAATTCAATATCCCGCACGTTCTTACACACACTGGAGGTTATTTGCTTAGTCAGGTTTTTGCGTTGCTTAAATTGCTCTTCGGTTTCCCGTTGCTGGAATTGCTGCATATAATCGTCCAGACCCGCCCCCGATACGATAGCCCTCCAGGCAGCCGTCCGTTTAACGATATAATCGTAATCCTGATGCCTTAACTTGCCTTTGATAACTTTGATTAACTGATCTTTACTTGTAATTGGTTCCATATCTTTAACTTTTAATCCATGTAACTGTCAAATGCGCTGCAAATCAGGTAGTCTGCTGAATCACTGCAATTATGTACTAATATGCCATTAGCTGAATATTTGTGTTCCCCTTTTATTGTTAAATCATAAACTTTTGCGTGAGTTTTGATAACATTCCCTACTGCAAAATTTGCCAGCATTCTTTGGCAATGGGTTAAATTCTTTACCACAAACTTCACAAATGGCTGTTTTTGGTGTTTCGTATCGCTTCCTTGCAACCCTTGCACAATATCTGTTTTTACATTTCGGAGTGCAAAATTGTGATTTAATAACCTTTGCTGTGTATTCTTTTCCGCATTCTTTGCATCTGTGAATTGCTGATTGATCCTTACGTTCAAATCCACCAAGTCCGATTGAATTATTCCAGTGTTTTTTATGCCACTCATGACCAGCGTCTGATTTATGCCATGCAGGAGCGGCAAGCCTTGCCTTATCCAATGCAGCCAGACGAATTGCCTTAACTTCATCTGAAGCGTTTTTAGCGTGGTTACTGAGATGGTCGAAGCCTTTAATACACCCCAAGTTAGACAGTTCATTATTGTTAATATCGCCGTCAATATGATGAACATGAAAGCCTGCGGGTATTTCACCATGATTCCACTCCCAAACAAAGCGGTGTAAATGTGTCTTATGCCATTTACCATTGATTTTAACGTGTCCTTTGTAATATCGCCGGTCTGCCACTCTTTTAGCTTCTGGATAGCGATGGAATTTAAATCCTTTATAAATAACCGTTTCTCGTTCCATTGATTTTCTTGTTTTAGTAATACCGTTTGATTGCTATTTGCTAATTTATCTATGCAAATATAATCAATACTATCACATAAAACAAGTATTTTATGATTTGGAGTACATTTTATTTTAACATCACCAAGTTGATATGTTCTAACTTCCTTAATTCCATTATTCCAGACTTTTTCAATAGTGCCAAAATCCATCTTATCACCTACTTTTGCATCCTTTATCCTTTTCCCGTTGTCAATTATCGTATCACCTGTAAAGCAATGGCCGTACTTCTCATATGTTGCTCCCTGCTTATCATCCCTTACGGTTTGCTTTAATTTCGTACCCTCTGGAGTTTCTTTAATGTACTCAAAATCTGCGATTGTGTTTTTACACCCTGAATCCATCTTTAACCTGATCGGCAATTTGCCCTCTAAAATACGATTAAAAAACATACGCCGCTTATTTAATCCAGGATTGCGATGATTAACCCGATTGGAAGTACCTGAAATATAAGGTGCAAACATACGCTCTACTATGTCGTAATCATTCTCAATGCCTCTTGTATCTCTATGCTTACCTGAAGCATCACCGTAATAGTAAAGCCCATTAGAAAGCATTAAATCATGGTATTTTAGAATAATTTGTTCACAAAGTTTCTCAGTCTTGTTATTAGGATTTGGCAGGCAAAATTCATCTATCTCTCTGACTTGGTAAATGTTTTCTTCTGACTTAATCTGCCATATTGTCGCTGTAATATACGGGACAACGTTTTGATCGAAGGAAATATGAACGGCTGCATCCGGTATAATTTCACACTTACCTACATGAACCTGCCGATCAAAGGAGGCGTAAAACTCCCCGCCTGTTTTCATGAACGGATCCCCGTAGATCATCCGGTTAAACTGCTCAGTGCTTAAATCAAACTTTTTGCCCTCAATGTAGTTTGGCGGTAAATTAGCCTGGTTGTGATACGTGGACGAGATAGCGACACACTTGTTATCGTATTGCGCCCGGTAAAAGTCGATTTCTGAATAAATGGAGGCTTTTATTTCGCCCTCTCTTTCATCCAGCTTAAACCATTCGTTAATCCAGGGGACTTTAGCCGGGGAAGTAGTAATATACAAAGGATTCCAAGGTTTACCGTTTAACGTCAATCCTTTCTCCCTTAATCGCATTAAAATTACTTCTTTAACATCTTCCTCCCTGGTGTCTTTGGTTTCATCCAATATAGCCCAGCCGAACTCTTTACCTTCATGTGATTTAGCGTTTTCTAAGCTGCCCTGGAAGATCACAGCGCCGTTATTAAACGAAATGATATTAGAGTATGAATCAAAGTAATGCCCTGTCTTAATCCACTTTTCAGGCGGTTTTAAGCCGCAAACATAATGGGAGCCTTCTTTCATGCCTAACTGAGAATCCCAGACTTCCTTAACCCGGTATAACGTGGAGGTGTTTAACTGATCGTATGTATTCGCACCGATAAAGCCTTTAACCTGTGGGTAATTGCCTATAAAAAAGGCGGACATAAGCCCGTCTAAATAAGTCTTCCCGCTACCCATACCGGCTAAGAATAGATTAATAGCCATTGACGAAGTAGCGATATATGATTGTGGTTTAGTCAGCATCACGGAATGATATTTCTATTTTAGGAACTTCTTGCGTCGTAACGGTTAAACTTCCGTCATACTTTTCCAAATAACCCCTGTCTTTCCCTTGCGTTTTTAAATAAAACATAATTGAGGCATTATCTGGCTTAACTGTCCAATCAACTAGTCGACCTTGCTCATCTACCTCTGGAATCCCTTTCATTAATAAATGCAACTGGTCCTCAGCAAAATCCAACTCCTCATCTTTAATTTCCTGAAGGGCTTTTTTTAAATTCTCATCCGCAAACCAATCATAAATAGTACGTATCGATACATTTAAGGCTTTAGCCGCTATCGTTAGCCGTCCCTTTTTCTTTCGGACAACCTCTAGAATTTTTTCATTTGAAGGCCGCTTCATTTTTTATATTAAAGTTTTGGCAATTTAATAATCTCATCTTGATGATTATTAACTATCTCGATAAACTTACTTAATGCGTATCCATTACTTTTAAAGCCACTCCTAAACGCTATCGTTAGGCATTCTTTGAATTTTTGATAATATTGAATTTCCGTTTGCAACGGCTAAATAATAATTACATCCGCCTGGTATAATCCAACCTTTGGCATACTTCTTTCTGAATAACATCGCTTTATCATGCGGGAAGTCTGGAAATATTTTGAGCGGAAGCGTGGAATCGAACCACTCTTGAGGGCTGGAAGCCGTCCGTGCAACCGTTACACTGATTCCGCTTGTCATTTAAAACAATTCAACTGTTTCCTTAATTTGATTAAACTCTTCAATTGGTTTACCTGTTTCTTTGGTCAACCACTCAGCTATTAACCTGCGATGACAAAATTCACCAGGTTTCTCATAGCAACAAAGCGCAACATCTTTACCTCCTGAAAGTTTGATGATTTCCTGGAGTACGTACTTGGCGTCTAAATGGCTTAACTTTTTCTGATATTCCGGTGTATAGGTTTTTTCAGGCCAATGAATGTATGTTTTATCCGGTGCTAAAAAAGGCATTTTTAAGCCTGAATAAAACTTGGGAGGCCATAATGAAATAGAAATTGGGATAATTCCCGCTTTTTTAAGTTTGGCCAAGTTGCCGAAGTAAGATGTGTAAATTTTCATAATATCATGGTTTTTAATTTATTGTAAAGTTAAAAATAATATTATGATCTTCCAAGTTCTTCAGCATATTCTTTCGGTTTTTTAGCTCTTTTTGATAATTTAGAAAGAATTCATCTAATAAAAGCTTTCATTCACCTAACTTTTTAGTTTGTAAAAGTACAACTTTTAATTTGGTTTGTCAAGTGTCAATGAATAATTAACTTCAATTTACAGATCGTATCACCTACGGCGCCTTTACTTCTGTTTTATTGGTTATTTGATTAAGCATCTCTATTCAGTTTTAGGTTTTTCGATTAAAATCCAAATTCTAAACCACATTCTTCACATAATTTGTGTCCGTCAACATACCTGAATTTCAAATCATGATTGCATTTCTTTTCAGGTATTTCAGTTTTAGGTTTTTCGATTATCAGAATATCTCTAAATTCAATTCTGTCAGTTAAAGAAACATGATTGTCATAGTAGGATTTAGGGTAAATAGGGAATAACATTAATCCTGTTTCTTTATCAAATGAGGCCTTCACCTCGATTGCACCCTCAATACTTTTTATGATAATATTAAACATTTCCGACCAATGATCCGCAAGTTCGCATGAATTATCAGTTGCTTCGCCATAACTCATACTTTGGCTGAAATGTGCATCTACGAAATGATCCTGACTTGGATTTTCTTTGATAAACTCAATGGCTTCTTTTAATGTTTTTGCTATTTTCATGGCTTTATAGTTAAATGTTTTACTTTATCCTATTTTGCATATAATGCTGTTTTTAATGTCCAAATTCGCATACAACCAAGTCCACCCAGTTTTATTCTCTGCATATCAGTTATGGGTTTTATATTTTTATCGTATTTGATAACACGGTGAAATAATGCCGTATATCTGCCATCCTCATGGGTTTTAACCGTAATTATACCGCAATCATTAGGAATTAATGGTAACGCTTTTTCGAGCATTTCAACAGGGAATGCGTAATAAAGCCGGCCTATTTTCTTACTTTGGTGACCGTTCTCTTTTTTAAAATCAGCCTTCAGATCGGCTATTGATATTTTTATCTCTACTTCGGTTACTTTATTGCAGTGGTTTACGATAATCATATCGGCCTCATGGCGTAAATCCCAACCCCAGCTAACATTTGGAACTATTAAATGCTGCCTGAATCCAAATAGTTTTGCAACGGCAACTTCAATATGTCCACTATGTATTTTTGGTTTCATATTACCAGATTTTAAGTTAAATAATCGTTACAAATTTGCATAAATTCATCTACTGATCGGACGACTAAATATGTAAATCCTTCCATTAATGCCTTCCTTTCAAATTCTTTCTGCGAATCCGTTTGAGTATTTTTGTCAACTTTTAATTCAATGAACATACCGTTAAACCCATTTTTAGCCCTCATAATGAACAGATCAGGAACACCTGGTAATACACCCATCTTCTTAAACTTTGCGCCCTCAATGGCATTAAAAGACCCTCCATTTTTAGGATGAAATATTGTAACGTTTGGAAATTGACACTTAAACCAAGTTACACAGGCTATCTGCAAAGCATCTTCTTTGTTCATTTTTGTAATTCTTTCAAATCATTAAATTCAGGACAATCCCTCAAATCACCAAACCCTAAACCATCCTCATATTCAGACCAATCTATTTTATCTACAATGATTTGGCATTTTTCGCACCAATAAGTGGAACCCGGCAAACCAGAATCAATGAAAAATTCATATCTCATTTTCGTACCAACTGGAAATAATACAGTACACCCCCAGCACCTTCGCGGCTTTCTAATGTGAACATTTTTTGATTTAAGTTGAGTATTAGACATATCCTTACTTTTTAAGTTCTTTCAAATAATCACTATTTAGGAAGTTGGTTACAACTTTCTCGACTTCGAACTTGGAAGGCGTGCCGCCGATATACCACCCCAGGAACTGCACGGCGAACTCATAGGCGTATTCTTTCATACATTCCTTTATCTGATCGTCTGTGAGCTGTCTTAAGGCTCCCAGGTCGTCCGTGTCGCTGTACTTTGAAAAGATTATAGTTTCTATTGTTTTCATATCAAAAGGGTATTTCTTCGTTTTCAATGTCTTCAGGTAAATCTATCCAATTGGATTTTATCTCGTCGGGCGGATTTACTTTCTTTTCGTGAGCGTATATAAATCCGTACTGATCTTCATAATAACGATGTTCTTTTAAGCTGTAGAAAAGGGTTGCTATACCTTTGCGGCCTGATCCTTTTGGCTTTATCTTCTGAATATGCAATTGAGTGCAATTGTCAGCAAAAGGGATTCCGTTTTCATCCTTTAACCATTCGGGAGGCCTCCAGGTGCTTATCATACCCATTCCTTTTCTTGCCCAGGATTGACCGCCTGCGACCTCCCTAAAACTTGCATGAGGGTAAAAAGATTTGCCAGAACTTTTATCAATAGTCTTTTGTTGTTGTGTGATGTGAGTTATTATGCAGTTATGCCTATTATTTACCCTTGCGTTCTGTCTTATCTTACCTAAAGCCCATTCTAAATAAACATCTCTCATTGTGTGTTTATCAAATTCATGGCGTAACTCATTCCAGGGATCAACCGTTGTAGTATGAATTTTTACGTTAAATTTTCGCTCAATAATATCTACATAGTTGTAAAAATCATCTATGCTTATCAGCTCCTCAGACGGGTCCACAATAATAAAATGCTTATCTAAAAATGTCTTTGCCTCCGACTTCTGGACCTCTGACATTTGGTTATTGTAGTCTTTATAAAAGTCCTTTCCGGTGTAAATCTGCATCAACTCTATATAAATATCAGCTGCTCCGCCGGTTTCTGGACTGAAAACAACGTGCTTAAAATCGTAAAACTTCGAAGTATTTATAAGAATTTCATACCATATCTGAGTTTTACCGCTGTAGGGAGCGCCATACAGATAAGTTGTCGCACCCATTTTTAAGGTCCAATATTTATCCAATTCATCCCACCCCACGAAGTAACCCCGGCTTAATCCGTTTTTATATTTTTCTTCAATCTCTTCCTGGCAATCGGCTAAAGTAAAATAAAGTTTTCCGTATTTCTCTTCTGTCTGGATTTCCTTTTCAAGTCCTTCATAAACAGGTTCCGACCGCCCGTTAGTGATCCCGTCTAATATGGCACGGTTGTTTTCCTGGTATTGATCCGGCGCAATTTGATAGGCTTCTTGCTTTAAAAGCCTTATACCCTCCTCCTCTGAAATTAACCCCGCTGCGACATACCCGCCCATTAAACGGGAAGCCTTCAAAATCCTGGTATGCCTTTCACCTTCGACTGAATTACGAACGTAATTGAGCGGGATCATGGCCTTTCTGTAATCATTTTTGACGTACTTTTTATCTTGGACAAGTTCGTTTTTAACCTTCTTTTTTGTCCAAATATAGGCATCAGGATTGATAAATAATTCAGGATCGTACGAAAAGAAACACAACCTACAAATGTCTTTACCTGACTGATCCAGGGCTTTAGGGAGTATCTTTTCCAGTTCATCACTGATAGCATCAAAGTACTGTTTGTACTCTTCATCACTTGTAACTTCAGGTATCTTTACCAGGGCTTTCAATCCGTCCCCACCTAAAGAAACAAAGCAAACATAAATCCAGTTAAATTCAGTTAGTGTATTTTTAAGATCCACCCCGCAATGGTCAAAGTCCAGGATCAACAACCCGGACGCTTTTCGCATCGCTGTTTTTTCCCGCTTGGTAAATTCACCCTGGAAGATGATCCCCGGCATGGTTTTCTTTTGCTCTTTGTAGTCAGCTTCAGGTAATATCCTTAATTCCGTTATCCTGCCAGCTAAAGACCGGCCCGACTTTATGCCATCTAAAACTGCATGAAGATCGCAGTACGTGAATTTATGAACGGTTATATTTGGCTGTATCGTTATCATCCTTCAGCTACATAATAAGATGGATTAAAACCTAATCTAACTTTACATAATCCTATAAACCATGCAATACTTATTGGTTTATTATAAAATCTGATATCATATTCAATATCATTGTTACACACTTTCGTTATTCTGCTAAATATTTCCTGATCTCCGTAAATATCCAATACTTCAGATATGAACAATTCAATGAATAGTTTTTTATTACCTGGAATGTTATCTTCATTTAAGCCTAAAATTATACTCACTTTCTCAAGTATCAATTCAGCTTCTTTTGCAGTATATTTTTTCAATTCCATAGCGTTGTCTTTTTAGGTTTCTTATCAATAAACTTTTTCCAGGTTGCTAATCTCATTCCTACCATAAACTGATCCTGGTTTTGAAACTTCATTTTTCCATTGGATTCAATCCGTGTCCAATACTCAAAGAATTTATTTAGCATTTCATCTGAATATTTTGAAAAAGAAAAGACCTGATCCCTTAATAATTGTTTTTCATTATTAACATTGTCTTCATTGTTATCATTGTTAGGTGTGTTACTTTTTATTTCATTTATTTTAATATCATTTTCTTTATTTTCTTTTTCTTTTATTGCA